GCCTCTTTGCCGCCCTCTGACAAAAGTGTCGGGGCAAGCACTTGCTGCGCCATTTTGCGCGCGCCACCAGCGCCGCCAGATGCCGCCAATTCTGATCCGGTTTTTAACATCCGACCGACGCGGGTTTGCGGCTCAAAGGTTGGATCTGTTCCGGCCAGGAATGGTGGCAACTTTTCACGCGCCTGGTTAATCGCAGCTGTCGCCTCTGGAAAACCAAACGCGCGGTTATCCGCATCACGGCTTCCCAGGCCCAGCTTATCCATTCCCATCTCGACAGTGTTTGTAAGCGCGCCAGGAAGGCCGATAATGCCGGCCAGGGCGCTGTTAGCCCCTGCACCTATAGCCTTGGTCAAATCCTCGAATACGTTTGTGTCAGGCGCGTCTGGATCGTCTATGCCCGTGACCGTAACATCAACACCGTTTTTTTTCATCGCCGCGACATATGCGCTGGCAAACTGTTCGTCCGACATCGCCTGGATGCGTTCAGTCTGATATTTTGGGCGCTTGCGTAGCTCGCGTATTGAAATTTCCATTAATTCAGATCCGGTTCAAATGTTGGCATTTCCATTATCGGCGGCAAATCTTTTGTAGAATTGCGCTCTAATTCATCCATTTTTTGTTTATGCAAATCTATAAGACTTTGCAAAAATCTCTCCAACGCTTTTCGATATTCAGCTGGCCGCAACTTTCTGTCTACATTTGACGCTGCTTGCGTTGCTTTTTCGCCTTCGATTTCGGTAATTTGACCGCCGCCTTTTAATTTTTCAAAAGCACTTAAAAAGATTGTGCCAGCGAGTTGGTTGTGAAGCGTAGCAAATTCTCTTGGCGAGCTACCTTCGGGCGATCCTGGCAATAAAGCTAAATCAGTGACCCGACCCATTTGGCCTGTCGCTCCAGCCATGCCGCCATGATAGTACATTATTTGAATTAGCTGGTTTGATTTTGCTACAAGCGCGTTTAAGCCTTCGATGGTTTCTCTTAGCTTAACTGTATTTTTCCCAGCGCCTTTTCCTTCCTCTTCCGCTCGCTTCTTGGCTCCAGCTTGCTCATTGTCAAATGCCTTTTCAGCTGCGATAGCTTCCCCAATTGCAACGGGATCTCGAATTTCAACGCCGTTATTATAATACTTAGAGGTGGTGTCTTTTAATGTAACTTTTGAAAGGCCACGGCCAAACTCTTTTACACTTTGCACTGCGCTGCCAGAAGCATTTTTCTGAGCATAAATACCAAGTATTTGAGCAGCACTCCCACCGGCTTTGATATCAGCTGCCATACGGCATGCGTCTTGCTCGCCGGCTTCACAACGCGCTTCTAAAAGCTCAATCGTTCTATTCCGATCAACCTTACCGACATTGCTGCGCGCCGCTGCGTTCTGCGCGGTGATAAAGCTTTGGATCGTGCTTGGACCGTCTGCCCCAGCGCCCAGGGCAGCGATATATGCATCAGCGCCTGGCTTGCCCTGGAAAAACTCCATTGCCGCGTCACGCCCCTGTTGCTGTTGGCGCAGCGCCTGGCGATTTTGGATTGTCGTTGCCAAACCAGCATCCGGCTGCATGCGCAGCTGATTAAAGCCCAGCGCGAGCCGATCCATATTTTCTGGTTTCAAAAGATTGGTTAGAATTCCGCTCATCAGCGCGCCCCACCCATGCTTGTTGCCGCCGTCAGGTAATCAAAAATCCCGGGCTGGTATGTGCTTGATCCGCTGGTCGTGCCACTTGTGGACATCGGCGCCGCGCCCATCGCCTGGAACGGCAAGCCCAGCATATTTTGCGCATATCCCGTGATGCCGCCATACTGATCACTACCAGCGTTTATCAGCTGTTGAATAAGATTTTGCTGTTGATTGCCAACATTCGCCAGGTTCTGGTTGATCGTCTGATCATAGTTAAAGCCTTGCTGGCTAAGCCCACCCAGCTGATTAGCTGCATTCAAGACGGCGCTTTGCTGATTAAACTGATTGCCGATATCGTACTGCGCCATATTTTGCGCGTTTTGAAACCCAGCTTGGTTTTGCTGGTTGATCATCTGGTTTGCCTGGCGTTGGAACTCTGCGTTTGTTTGCGCCTCTGCTACGCCGTGCCGTGAGCCGCCATAGGCGCCAACATTGGATGCATTCGCGCCGACATTGTTGAGAGCCATTTGATTAGCTCTGTTCATCGACATTAAATTGTTGTCGATCACAGCTTGCTGATAAGGATTTTGATACTGCGTGAGATCCGCGCCGGCCATCGTGCCAGGCTGAAAGTTCATCGCGTTATTCGTGGCATTGACCGCCGAATTATATGTATTCGCGGCGGTTGTTCCGACAGCCTGTCCAGGCTGAACCATCATTGGATTTGCTGAGTTGCTCATTATGTGATCCTCAAGTTCCCGTATTCGTCTAAAATGTTTTCTAGGATGCCTGGATTGATCGGCGCATATGGGCGCTCAGTGGGGCGCTCACCGGTTACTGGGTCCATATACATGCCGGTCATTTCTGCGAACTGACCAGGATCGTTTGCCTCAAGCATTGCTAGAGAATTATCGACGATTGGTGCAGCTGAGTAACCCATTACGCCGCCGCCAAAATCAGTAGCCGCTGGTATTCCCGCCATAATATCGTCCGGCACGCCCATGCCGAAAGCATTGGCCGTGTCGGCTGTGTTTTGAAATGATGCTATTTGCGTTGGATTGAACGCAGCGACCGTGGGTCCATAATTTCTGATCGGGCCCATGCCGGCGATGGCATCTGCCTTTTCAAGATTGTTTAGGCCAATCGCTTCCGCGTAACCTGGCACTCGATTAACCTGATTTGATGTTTGCTGCTTTCTGCCGCCCTTGCCACCGCTCATTTAAAAATCCAATCCTACAGTCGTTTGTATTTCTTTCCAGCCGTGTTCTTTAAACGCGCGAACCCATCCGCGCCGGCCATTGATCGAGGCGCCATCGCACCCGCTGTCTTTCGCCCACTTAATTATGTCCTGGTGCATGTCGGATAATTCATCCAGTTCACCAGCGCCCAGGAACACATTAAGGATCTTTCTTTTTGGATATACCACGACTTCGGTAACCAGGCACCCTTTGGCGCGAGGCCAAAGCTGCATGTGCCCAGAATAAACCCCATCGACGATATCCCAGAAGTCGTGCGTGCCTTCGCCCTTGGCCAAAGCAGCCTCAATCCAATCCTTGCAGCGCCCTAATTCCGCGTGCCTCACCATGTGCTGAGCCCCACTCGCTTCCAGATCGCAGTAGATCCATCGTGGTTACCGGTGCAGACATAAATGTAATTTGCATCCCAGCTGACCATGCCGACGACATCACCAGCCGATCCGGTGTTTGCGCCTGGTACAGCTTGTTTAGTCGCTACCTGCCTAAACGCATCATCAAGGCTAACAACGACATATTTGTTGCCGGCATCCCACAAAATTACGCCATCCTCAGACGGGTTATCGTCAGCCGTCTTAAAGCCAAGCTTTGCCAGGTTGGCCTGTAAGAATGAGGTTAGCTGTAAGCCCCACTGAGTGATGTCAAAGCCGATTGGTGGTAGAATGGGTGATGGCATTATCTTCGCCCCCCAGGCACCATATCTAGGCGCATGTTGCCCACCCTAAAGTCAGCTAGGCGCGCGCCCTCAACGCGCATCCGCAATTGTCGGCCAGTAAATCGAACCGGCGTTGGATTGGCAGTAGTAAATGGACCGTGGCTCGTCTCTGCATCATTTGGATAAAAGCGCGTCTTAAACGTCAGATTAACATCGCCCTGCGTTAGCTCGTCTGGAATGACCTTCGTCACCTTCGCGACTTGCTCCCCAGGGCCAATGCTGATTGGACCGCTTTCAGCAAAGATTGATGAGCTATCTACGTTTAATCCGACCTCATGTTCATAGATGTCGCTGTCTGCGTTGTGACCGGCTAAAAATGGATAACGAAAAACGCCGCGCTGAACGCCAGCCGTGCGTGATAGGTTGCCGATTAGCCAATGGCCTTCCTTGTAGTCATAGGCGACATAACGATCGATTTCAGTAGAATTGCCGCCGCAATAAAACCACCAAATCTCGCCATATTGTCCATTTGGAAAAGACCAAATTTTCGATTGTTGAGCGGTGTTAATATCTCCAAAGACATAATCATGCACATCGCAGGGGATTTCTTGCACGCGGTTGCCGTCAAACCGGAAGAAGCCCTTTTGGCCCATCCAGAATACGCCCTCATCAACGTCTGATGCAGCCTTGCGTGAAATAGCTCCGCAGCTAGTTCCAACGCGAGAAAATCCGTAAACGTAGGGTGGCCCCAAATATCTCGCCGAATGCGCTGATGTATCGGTTAGGATGAGCGTCTGCCCTCGCGTTCTGATGCCCTGCATGATTTGGCCGCTGTCGGCAAGCTCAATATCACCCGCCTCGTTTGTAGATGAGGGCGTCCAAACGGTTGAATTTTCTCTATCGCACCAGGCGATTTTTCGCGGGTTTCCACTGCCCAAGGCAAAAATAAAACGCTCTTCTGTAACGACCAAGCCCAGGTTGCCAGTAGGCGCATTTGCGATCGGCGCAGCCTTTACCGCTGGATCTAAATTCCACTGAAGCAATCGGCCATCATCGCGGTTGACCGCAACAAGCGTTTGACCGAAATTATCTAAACTCCACTGGGTGGCTTCCTCTGGAACAGCGTTTGCATTTTGCTGGATCGGAGTGCCATAAAACCCGTCACCATAAAATCCGTATCCGTAACCTGTTTCTACTTCTGCATTCTCACGGCCTGTCGCTAAGTCGGTCGGTGCAATGTCATAAATAGTACCACCTCCGGTCATGGCTTTTAGCTCATTATAAGAACCACCAGCCACATAGGCAGTGCCGTTGTTCGCTTCCCATGTATGCATCCCGCGCACTACGTTAGTGCAGAACGATGCCTTGCGCTCCTGCCAGCCGCCGATTGGGCGCAAGCTGTTATCACGCCAGCGCACCAAGCTGCCATCACGCCACCGGCCAGACTGCTCTAAATCAGTGCCGTTGCGGTAAAATCCGGCGGGGATGTCTAGGGGTACGAGGGTCATATCTATTAGCTCCAATAAATCACTAAAACTACGCCCTTACCAGCAGTTCTCGAAATTGAATAATTTGAGAAGCTATTAGCGTATAAACTGCCAGCAGAGCTACCGCCGCCTTTTGATGCATTTGAGGCAGACAAGCCGCTTACTACATTGTGGCCATCGCCAATCGCCAAAGAGCTATATCCATTGCTTGATATCCCATTCACAGGCGCAGTTGTGCTTGGTGCAGATGTGGTATTGTTGGAGCCATTAGCAGATATGGCACCGCCCACGCCGCCAGCAACACTATTGCTTGTATCTCCACCACCAGCACCGCCCGTAATATTTACATCGCCGCCAGACGCAGAACCACCCGCGCCCCCGACGCCCGTTCCCTGATAAAACGAGCCACTAAAATATCCTTTGCTGCCTCCACCAGCAGATAGGCTGACTTCTCCACCATTGACAGTTACAGTGCCACCGTCAGTCCCAAAGGTTCCACCCTCCCCGCCAGCGCCGCGATTTGTAACTGCCGCCGCTGGTATTGAAATATTATAATTCTGAGAAGTTGAAACGCTGGGAACACTTTTTAAGACCATTCCGCCAGAGCCGCCGCCGCCTAAATTAACTCTTGGGTGGTTATAAAGCAAATTACTATCTGGGATGTAAAGTTTACCTACAGCCCCAGAGCCGCCCCCACCGATAACCACAAACGTTGCGGGAGCATTTCGTGATGGCGACCAGCTACTATCTGACGATGTAATCGTATCAACAGCCGCAGCGCTTACGCCAGTCCAAACGCCAGAAGAATTATAATAGGTAGTGTAACTAAAATTCGTCGCGCCATAAAAATTAGAAAGGCTTATTTGCCCTGACGTTGGGATATTTAAGTTGGTTGAAACATTTGGCACTAACCCACCGCTTCGATAATACTCGCTCAAGGAATGAGGCGCAGAGCCGCCAAACTCAGCCGCGATTTGCGCTATGGTTATTGTGCCTGATGACGGTAAAGTCATTATGCACTTCCATATGCTGTGACGTTGTTTCCAACCGTAAGCGCACCCGAACTCGACAACGCAAACCGCGCCGTGCCGTTGTAAAAAAACTTTAAGCTTGAGCCAGATTGCGAAATCGTCCAATCGCCTAAATCAACTGTTGTAACATTTGCGGTTGGTATAGTGGCTGTTCCAGTGAACGTGGGAGAGGCTGTCGGCGCTTTAGTATCTAACTGCGTCTGGATATTGCTGGTCACGCCGTCAGTGTGGTTAAGCTGTGCCGTTGTGGCCGTGACGCCATTCATCTTGTTTAGCTCTGCCGCTGACGCAGTAAGCCCATCCAGCTTGTTTATTTCAGCGGCTGATGCAGTAACAGCCGTGCCGCCGACCTTCCAAGACCCCTCAGTAAGATCGGGCGTGCTGGCGGTGTTACCGTTCAAAACGTCAACGATGTCATCAAGAGCCTGATTAGTCGTGGACCCCCATGTATTCTCTGAGCCGCCCACCGTACTTTTGGTTATGCTAATCGTCATAAAACTGCCTCTGCTTTTTCTTGCATCATATAATAAATATTTCTTTTTTCTCTGTTTGGCGGTCAGCCATTGTAAAGCGTGTCAGCGCTCCAAATCATCAAAACCAAACCGGCGATAAAGATTAAAACGCCGGCGGTTAAACTCAGCCCCCAGAACATCTGATCGCGGCGCCTTGCTTGCTCCTCAAGCGCCTCCTTGTGCCGCTTGCGCGCAGCCGCCATTTCTTTTTGAACGACTGTCCAAATGCCATAGACGCTGCAAATTTCGCGCAACTGGTTCATCGTTTCCTGGTGCGCCAGTTTTGCCTGGGCGATTGCAAACCCCTCTTCCTCGCTCGATGTGAGGCGCCCCAGCGGCCCCTTATGCTTTCCGCGCTCTGCCAGATTAATTTCTGTTTCCAACTTCGCTAGCTTGCCAAAATGGGGAAGCAAGCTGGCAATATCTTTGCCGGCTCCGATAGCCGTTGAAAGACTAGATCCAATCTGAGTTACAGTGGCGGCAAGCGCCATAATTTCGATCATCAAAACGCACTCGTTGAGATTGCTTTTCGGCGATCGAAATCACCTCTCTGGATTTACCAGGTCAGGCCGCCTCCTGCTCAGTCCAAGTCTCCGCGCCAACAGTTTGCTCAGTCCATGTTTCCGCGCCGACAGCTTGCTCTGTCCATGTCTCCGGCCCTACCGGCTCGACCTGCCACTTAAACCGCGCTGGGCCAACGGTTGGAGCGCCAGCAACAATATTATCCAGCGTGATGCTGTGGATCTGCGTGATGCTTGGATCGCCGACAGTCGGGGTGCCGGTAATTATGTCTTCCGACGTTATAACATAAACAATGCTTGCCGTTGCGGCAGCAAGCGTAGGAACGCCAGCCGTAATGTCGGTTGACGTTAGCGGGTTATTCTCAGCCAGCGCAGACGTTTCCATCGTAGGAGCGCCAGCCGTAATGTCTGTTGATGTTAAGCTGTGATTTTCGCCAATAAAAGCAGGCCCAACGACAGGCGCACCCGCAACAATATCTAATGCGGTTGCGTTGTGAATTTGGCTAATCGTAACATCAGCAATAGTTGGTGTGTCAGCAACAATATCAATTGGCGTAAATAACGTTTGATCTGTGAGGCTTGCATCCTCAACAGTTGGAGCGCCGGTTGTAATCCCTGCTGCTGTTAGGTTGTCGTCCTGAGATATTGTCGGCGTAGAAAAAACAGGAATGCCAGCAACAATATCATCGCCGCTAAACGCATGGTTGTGATCTAAGTCAGGATCGCCAACAACAGGCACACCAGATGTAATATCATCAGACGTTAAGGATTGCCCCTGCGCAATGCTAGACGCAGCTACAGCAGGCACACCCGCCGTAATATCGGCTGACGTTAGAACGTGCGCCTGAGAGATTGTTGAGGCGGCAACCGTGGGTGCGCCAGCAACAATATCATCAAGGCCAAATGCTGCTTCTGCAACAGCCCCAGTATCCGCTAAGGGGGCAGACGCTAGTGGGCTGAAACCTAGCATATGTTACTCCTACGGCTTCGGGTTTGCGTCTTTGATGGCTTGTATATCAGCCTTCCAAGCATCAACGCCTTCGTGATATATTTTATCTAGCTGTTCTTCAAGCGCAGGGTAAGCAGCTTGACGCATATGTATATACATAGTTGCAGCGCTTTCTGCTTCTGATGCAACCATATCAGCATTTCGGGCAGAAATCTCTGCCTCAGTCATATTTACCGTGACGCCGTTTTTAATCTTCTGCATCTAAGCGTCCTTCACTTTGTAAAAGTTAAACGTGCCAGAGGTAAAAGTTCCAGTGCTAGGGAACATCTTTACGCCGCTAATTCCACCAGTTGGTGATGACGAAAATGCACCATAACAACCAGATTGTGCGCTTTCAGTGCTGTAGCCATGATCTGTTCCATTGAAATTTGCTCTAATGTACGATGTGTTGAAAGTACCCCTATCAGCCGTAATACTAATATACGCATAACCAGAAACAGAGTTATTAGCATAAGGAGTTATAATATTCCACATTCTATCAACTTGGTTTTTTGCTAAGTTCGAAGACCCATTTTGAATAATTCTAGTGCCGTAATTATTTGCGGTGAGAGCAGCGTCATTGCCATCAAGAAATTGAGACTGGAAATAAGCTGACGTACTTGATCTAATCAAATCATTGAAAGTGAAAAAGTAAGTATCACCCGCAGTTAAGCCAGTGTATTCGACAACAGAAGTCGATGATAAAGTTGTCTTGCTCACAAACTCCAGCGCACCGCCACCACCGCCAGCCGCAGCGCCGTCAATCGTCACACTGCCGCTAGTAGCACTAATGTCATTCGTCTGGTGATTGATGGTTAATGCCATGTTAAACCGCCGTTGATCCGTCCATGTCATCCTGAGCCATGACCCAAGCATAGCACTTGTCCAAGAATGTTGAGCCAGATGCTGCCTCAATGTCAGTCAGGTTTGCGTTGTACCGCTTAAAGTCTACCTCACGAGTGTCATCATCAGGTGAGCTTGTTGCATATGCTGACAAGTCAATCATGACAGAGAACTTTGGATCAGACCCACGTTGACGGCTGACAGCCGCTGTCACGATCCTATAGTATGCATTTTTAAAGCTAATGCCATACTGACTTGCACCTTCTTCAATGTTGTGTTGAATAGCCATTGGTATCTCCTTTTAGGCAAATGTTGTTTCTGAAGTATAGACAGTAGCGACCCAACGAATGTCTGTTGATGCTGCACCAGTTACTTCTATTTTTAGACAGCCAATTAATGTATTCGCAGATAAAGCCATACCCCAGTTAGGTGTATTGTCTAAGACAGTGGTTGCTGAGTTTACTAAGACTGTTGTGCCAGCGTTACCCTCTTTGCGGATTAAACCCTCAATCTTCCACGCAGCACAAGCTGTACCATCAGCCGCTTTCTGACGAGCTACGATAGTGCCGTGGAATGCAAGAGCAGAGTAATTGTCTAATGACACTTGGTTATAAAAAGTAGCACCACTAAGAGTAGTAGATAAGGCTTGGGGATTTGCATTATCTGTATCAGATCTAAGCACAAACATAGATGCCTGAGCATCGCCTGCTCCTGAAAAATGACCTGCGGAGTGAGCCACTTGACCATCAACCCTTGTTTTTGCCCTTTTCCCAGATGCAACCGTATATGATCTGTTTATTTCGTTGTATTCACCATTTAAAATAATTCCGTAGTTACTGTTGGAGTTTACGGTATTGCCCTCACCACCAAGAATAGCACCATAATTTGTACTTACAGTGTTATTATTACCAGCGATAACAAAGCTTCTGTAATTATTAGCAGCGTTAGCATATCCACCCGCCACAAAACTTTCATAACCAGCGGCCTTATTAATTTTGCCCATCGAAATGCTGCTAGTATTCGTAGCGCCATAGCTGCTACTGTTATTGCCAATTGCGGATGCGAAACTATCAGCCCCTGATGCTCTGGAATTTGCAAGCCCAACAGCATAATTTCCTGCTGAACGAGCATTTTGACCAAGTGCTACTCCACCGCTTGCACCACTACTTGCTTCTGCTGAATAACCTACACCTATCGACGTTGAGCCATAGGCTCTTGAGTACGAACCCATACTAATCGATTGTGAACCGCTGGCGATTGCAGCATTTGAGCCGCTTGAGCCAAATGCAAAACTCAAAGCGCCACTAGCTACCGCCCCTGAACCAAGGGCTACCGCATTTGTACCACTCGCCGTTGGCGTTACAGCACTTGAAGCATTGTCTCTGTAAAGATCAGGGTCACCACCACCTCCACCGCCAGCAGCCGCCCAGCTTGTCGTTCCATCGCCAGCAGTTGTAAGCACATAATTAGCAGAGCCGTCAGCCGTTGGTAGGGTGTAGGCTCCAGATACTCTAACCGCATAGCCTGAAGCACCTAAAGCAACCTGATTTGTTGCGCTTGTTGCTGCATTGTAACCAACAGCAGTTGCATTTGAATGGGTTGCTTGAGCGCCATTACCTAAAGCAGTTGACCTAGTGGCAGTAGCATCTGTACTTGAACCTCCTGCAAAACTGTCTTGTCCAGAAGCTACAGCATTATAACCATATGCTGACGACTGATAACCACTACCAATAGAGCTTTGACCAATAGATACTGCGCTGTTATTTGTAGCTCTAGCTTGAGTACCAAACGCTACGGTGTTTACGCCAGTTGTGCCGTAAGAGCTTGAGTTATTAACTATACTCCCAGCAATACTACTAGCCGCACCAGCACGAGAGTTACCTATAGCTATAGCTTCTGTACCAGCGGTTGCTGCCTGATAACCTAATGCTGTCTGTTGGCTTGTAGATGCTGCCCCATCAGCATTATATCCAATAAATGTATTACTACTGCCTGAAGTAATAGCATTACCCGCATCCGTACCAAGATATGTATTATTATTACCACCTGCATTTTTAGACCCTGCGCCGTAACCTATAGCAGCATTCCCGCTGCCAGTGACTTTGTCTAAGTTACTACCCTGCAATGCACTACGGCCAACAGCAGTATTGTTGCTGCCCGTTGTCAGAAATAGAGCAGCAGATCTACCAATCGAGGTATTATATGAACCTGTGGTAGTACCACTAGCAGCATTTAAACCAATAGCCACACTATCTAAACCAGCAATAGTGCCCGTCCCAATGGCAATACTATCATTGCCCGTAGCATCTGCCCCATCGCCAATACCCACGGCATTATCACCCGCCGCCGTTGGGTTAGTGGCGCTTACAGGATTAGCAATATAAAGGTCTGCACCACCACCACCGCCAGCATCTGCAAACGTAACAGCACCTGAGCCATTTGTGGTCAGCACTTGACCGTTTGTGCCGTCTGATGTTGGTAGGGTGTAAGCACCACTAATTTTGACTTGCGCTGTGCTTGAGCCAAGAGCAATCTGCTTCGCCGCACTTGTTGTAGCTTGATAGCCGAGGGCCACGCCGTTGTCGTGCAGTGCGCCATACGATGTGCTTGTGTCACCAAGACCAAGGGCTACTGATTTAGAACCTGACGCATGGCTTTCAGTTCCAGCCCAACTGTACGCACCATAGGCTTTCGAGGCATAACCAAATCCAGAAGCATAACTCTGATTAGCTGTCGCCTGATAACCAAAGGCTAGTGACGATGTACCACTCGCCAATGCGCCGTAACCGCCAATGGCAATTCCCCTTGAGCCACTGGCTTTGGATCGATCGCCTAGACCAATGCTGTTCGCGCCGCTCGCTCCGTAGGATGTTGTGTTGTTGGCTATGGCCCCAGCCAAACTATCAGCCCCTGATGCTCTTGATTTAGCAAACGCCACAGCTGAGTTGGCCCCTGCCACAGAAGATACTCCAACAGCAGTTCCATCCGTTGCCCCCGTAACCAAAGCTGATTTACCAAGCGCCAAGCCATACTGACTGTAAACTTGTGATGACTTGCCTAGCGCATAACCACCAATAGCAGATTGAACGATGCCTCCAACAGCAAAACTGTCTTGACTATCTGCCGTTCCATCGACCATAGCAATGGCCTCAGTCCCCGCCGCTGAACTGCCCTTCCCAATCGCAACCGCATTCGTTCCTGTCGTAGCTGGCTTTGTGCCACTAGTGTAATTTTCAGTATAAAGCGCAGGGATATCTTCAGCCGTAGCCCCGATAAACACCGTAGCTGAACCACTAAGATTAATAGCTGCGTCTGAGTTACTGCTTTCGCTTACAGTGCGTGTAAGAGTGGTGCCAGTGGCCGTATAAGTGCCTGTGCCTATCTCGAATGCACCGCCCGTATCCTCAATAACGTACCTTACTACATCTGCATTAGCTACCCCAGCATCGGCAAATGTCTGATAGCCGCTTTCAGCAGAGCCAAGCGTAATGGTTCCAGTGCCTGTGGTACTGGTGGACATCTTTGCCCGATTTTTAAGAACGGCCATTGTTTAGCCCTTATGCTGGATCTGGAATGCGAATGTCTGATGCTGTCAGAGAAAATGTGTTTCCAGATGTGACCGCCTGAGATGCCGATAACGCGCCGGTAGCAAGCAAGCGGCTGTTGCCCGTGTCGGTAATCGCATAGTGCGTTGCCGTGCCGGTGCCGGTTACAGATGCACCAGTGATCGCTGCCAGCGTAACCTTGCGCCCGTTTGGAGAGGCATCAGCGGGGGCTGATATACTTATGCTGGTTTCATTGCCAAGCGTCAGAGTGCTTGTTGCAGCGGCATATGTGGTTGGCTCAGATGAGCAAATATCAACTCTATTTGCTTCGGTATCCAAAACGGTCAAGCCGTTATCTAGTACCCGATCATTTAACGTTGCCATTAGTAACTCCTAATTTTTATGCGCAAGCCACTGCTTCCAAATTTTGCGCGGTTGTTATCTTCGTTGATTGAGTTAATTGCTTTTTCTCCCAGGGCAGACCAAACCGTAAGCCGGCTGTCTTGCTCCAAAAATGGCGCGCTATGCATAAGAGAATTATACAAATACGCGTCTGGAAAATGCTGCAAAACCCAATTTGATGTGTTTGATGAGCCTAGCGGTTGTATCTTCCCAACATACACCATTTCGATCGTGTAAGTATCGGCTGGCGTGGGGAAAACTTCGACGGCACCATCAAAAATTGTGAAATACTTTGGAATGCCAGTTGCGTTTTGAGCTTGCTCGCGTCGAGACAGCATTTGCGCGTGGCTTTCCGGCTCTAACCGATAAGTGTCGCCAGAAGTGATCGCCATTCTAATCGGCTCGTAAAAGTCATCAGGCAGCGCCGTGTGCTGGCTGGATAGAAGCGCAGTGCTGCGCTTATCCATGCGCCAGTGACGAATGCGCCGGCTCATGTCAGCTTCAGCCAGCGCGATAAAATCGGGGATCTGGGATGTCAGATCCGACCGGTTTAACCAATCGCTGATCGATGCTTGTAATTCTGAATAAGTGGTGATTGCCATCTAGTAGCCTTCCACAATCAACTTTGAATAGTCGCCCGATTGCAGTTTCTTTTTTACATATTCGAGAAACTCTTTGGTGCCTGGTGCGCTCTTGCACTCAAGCGCCCACTGAGCCGCCAGGGTGCCAGGGATCGTGCCAACCAGGCGCGCGCGATCTTTGAAGCGAGGTATCTCTGCATGCATGGCGCGCTGATCTTGAACAGCGTCTAAAATAGGCTGCGCATTTTCAGTCGTTTTGATGTAAACTTTGCCGTCTTGCTCTCTTACAAACATAAAAAACCTCAGTGTTGGGAAGAGGCGCCCAGGTTGCCCCAGGCGCCTTTAGTTTTAGCCTTGAACGTCAGCGATCAAGCCGTGACCTTTTTCAGTCACTTGCAAGCCATACTCGCAGCTGATCAGCTTGCGAGTAGCATGACCGGTGCGTGCAATATCTTGCTGCTTGGTTTCCTGGAGATACGCGATTTGTGCGTAATTCGGGTCCAGGATCCACGCATCCCTAGCGCGTGAAAAGCGATTGGGAACAAGGGAAATTTCACCAAAATCAGTGCTGATCACATCGATCGCGCCTTGCAGACGGGCATCGTCAGCTGATTTGTAGCGAGTTGAGTTGCCAGTAAAAGTAGAAGAAACCTTCTGCTTCACCGCTGATCCAACCATCATCAAGGTTGGCTCTGCACCCTCATCCCAGCACTGCTTTACCACATCGTTCATCATCGCTTCAGTGATGGTGCGCAATGTGCCATCGGTACGCGCCGCATTAGGATAGCCGGCATTGCCAGATCCTGATGTTGTTGGCTCTGCACCGCCGCTGTGTTTGTTGGTGTTGGTCTTTATCCAAGCACCCAAGCCAGCTGTCGTGCGCGCTGTACCTGATGAACCAGCTGACGCTGCCACGTTGGCTGTCAACATGGTTTCCATGTCGCGCTTCAACTCTTTCAATTTCAGCGCAACTTGCTCTGCGATTGATTGAGCGTCTGACGCACCATTCACGGCTTCCGCTGTGTCTGATACTTCAACCATTTTATCCGAAATTTGTGTGTAGTTTTGCACACGAATTGGAAGGGTTGCTGCATCGTTGCCTGGGGTTGCTTCGCCTTCAGCAACACGGTTAGAGCCGTTCACAGCCGCCAGGCTGATTTCTGGCCACTCAAACAAAGTGTTTGAAACGCTGCGCTTACCGATTGCAGACATGAACGGGGCATCTGTTGCAGACACCATTTCTAACGCTTCTTGAAGATCCTCACGAAGCGTTGTTACGTCGAAAGTTTCGACGGTATTTGAATTAACTGCCATTTTCTTATCCTTTGGTCAGAAGGAAGGCGGCGATATCTTCTGGTCTGCCGGTCTTCCTAGATTGTTGACGCGCTGCTTCCGCTCGCTTCTTGGATTGGCTTACGACAGATTTTTTCGCTCCAGGCTTGATCGCTCCGCGTTTTACTTCACGACCAGTTCCCAGGTTTCCCTGGGCTCGCACTTTGGCTAATTCATGCAGCGCCATCACAAATCGAGGATCGCTCTCCCCTTTAAGTTCAGCGTCTGAAAAGCCTCTTCTGCGCCCCTCTTCCATCATCATTTCGATGGCCTTGGGTGCAGCTTCCTTGTCGCGCAACTCTGGGATTTGCTCCAGCACGACTGCCGTCTGTGCCTTCACATATTCTGCCTTTTGCTGCGCAGCTAGTTGCTGCTCGCGTTGCGCTTGGACTTGCTGCTCGTATTGCAGTTTCTGTCGCGCATCGACTTCTTGCCTGTAGTCTTCCATCTGCTCCAGGTAGCCAAGAGGATCGGTTTCCCGCATCTTGATATCTGGCGGCGTTGGCTCTGTCGTTTGCAGCCGCTCCGCGTAAGCTTTCATTGCTTCTGCGTAACGCTGTTCCATTTGCTGCGCTTGGGCGGCTTGAGCCTCAACTTGCTTTCGAGCCTCTGCGACCTCACGCATCTTTTCCTGGATGTATCTCTGACCAGAATATCCGCGTTTCAGTTCCTCTTCGGTTACCTCTCGCTCTTCGCCGTCAACTTTAACTTTGAAAAAACTTTCTTCGGGGCCGTCTGGAAGTGTCGCTTCTTCTTCTGCGTATTCCTCATCCTCAACTTCAGTCTCAGCTTGCGCCTCAACCTCTTCCACAATCTCTTCTGAAGTCTCCTCTGGAGTTGCTTCGCCTTGTGGTTCTGTACTTACTAACAGATGTTCCGCGACCGATCTTGGGTCAGCGGGATTTAATTCGCCAGTCGTGTTATCCACGGTGCTAGCCTCTTTTTTTAGTCTTTCTTTCGACGATCTGGGCGTCAGTCAGAACGCTACGCATTCCGCTGATCAGATCCTCAATTGCGCGCACTTGACGGCGCGCCTCGTCTATTTGATCCAGGCTACTTCCTGGGTTCAAAAATATGTCGATCTGATCTTGCTTTTGCTGGGCAATCAGATCCTTAAAAACGTCATCCTGCAAAAAGCTTCTGACGCGCGCTGCCTTAGTTGCTAAATCCATTTAAATCCCGCGCTGCGTTTTGCTCTTGCTTGATTGATGCGGTATCAACCGCAGTGCCGTACTGGCCCAAAATAGCGGCAACCTTCACCGCTAGATCCTGGACCATTTTATCTCGTGCCAGGTCATCATCGAGAACCATCCGGCGCTCTTTCATTTGCTGATCGGCCTGGAATTTTTGCGCATCCAATTGCAGACGCATCATCTCGCTCTGCGTTTTATTCTGCGCTTTCATCTGCTCGATCTGCATCAGCCCCTGGGTCGGATCTGGCGGCTGCATTTGAGCCGCCTGAGCTTGTGCCGCTTGGGCTTGCTGAGCAGCCAGCTGTTGCTCCATTTCCGGCGTTAGCGGCTGGAAGTACCGATCACTGTTTTTTATGCCACTGGAGCCCAGAAGATCGGCCAGGGTGTTGCGAAACTGGCTCAAGGTGACCAGGGGATTTTGCGGCCCCATTGTCTGCAAAATGGTTTGCTGCATCTGCATCGCTTGCATCAGCGCAGCGCGCCGCTCATCTTCCCGACCGGTTCCCAAACCGACATTAACAGTGAGATCCATCTCAGAGGTCCAAGACGTCGGGTCCATGCGCTGGAAGCTATTATTCAAGCGCATCATCTGGGCGCCATCGGTGTTGTGTATATACAGATGTAGCAACAGCTTGAATAACTGCTTCATGCCGCCTTCGGCCAGGTTACGCGCCATCGTTTCGATCTGTGCAGCTGCACTTTGCATCTGGCTTTGAACCGCCAGGGCAGTGGTCGATTGCAGCGCGTCCTGGTGCAGCTGACTGTCAGATTTTACTCCGGTTTTAGTTTCGACCATTTGATCGACGTACTGGAGCGCAGACAGCGTCTGGCCGGCGGCAAATGGCACGCTGAGCGTTTGCACGCTGTTGGGCACTCTCTGCCTGATAACGGCGCCAATTTCGTTGTTTAAAACGTCATCAATATTGGCATCATTTGTGACGGTAAGGCGGGGCGTATTAGTCATCGCCACGTTGTCCAGGATGCCTCTCAGGATCGATGTCGCGCTGTCCTGGTCATCCATCAGCAAATCAGCGATCGAGGTCCCCCAGAATGTGTGCGGCTCCGGCTGGACCTCAAAAACGGCAAACGGCACGCGATCGCACGGCTCTGCGCTCAGCATCTTGTAGGCGCCGCCGCCCAGGACAAAACGGTAAAGTGATGGAATGCCGGTGCCAAATGGATCAACGCGCATAAAACACTCAGTGACCGCGACCAGGCGCATCGTCGGATCTCGCCCAGGATCGTCATCATCGTCATTGGTGTAAAATCCGCGCCGTGCAGATTTCTCCAGGTCGCGGGTATCAGTCGCATCCGACAGGCCGGTTAGGTCGCTGACCTCATCAAAATCATAACCCATCGCAACCAGGTCACCAACACGCATCTCTGTGCGGTGGCCGCAAACATAAAAATCATCGATGCTGCGCGCGTCACGGTTGATAAAAAATTCTTCCGGCGGCACGCTTTCTACTTTGATCTGACCCGATCTTTTGCGGCGCGCAATGCGTGCATCAATAACTGGTACTTCAACGTCAACACCGTCAGGGCCAATCTCAACTTTTGTCTCAATGACAGTTGAGAGGACATCGACATCAGGCTGGCTTTCAAGGAAGTCAAAAGCTTGCTGATCGAGCCCCGTATAGTCGTGAATAGTCTGCTCATCATTGTCCTCGTAATACGCTTTGAGAATGCCGCACTTTTTGACCAGGGCGTCCTGGAAGGCGTCATCAAGAAGCCGATAGGCGTTGCTCTGCTCAAATATATGATTGATCGCCTGGGTGGCCATTTCAGCCGTCTGAACGTCCTCTGGGCCTACGGGCTCAAATTGCACGACCTTATCGTTGCTGGCAAAGATCCGCATCAAGCTTGGCTTGACCGCACGCACCGTGTCGCGGATCACAGAACGCACGACAGATGAACGACCTTCCTCAGATCCCACGCGCGTCTGGCCGTCAAACATCTCTTGGCTCAGCACGCGGCGCGGCGTGATCTCAGCGTCGATAAATTCAACGGCGTCTTTTACGGCTGTCGAGACAATGCTCTCTAGCTCCTCGTCAGTCATTTCTTCAAGCTCAGCCACGCATTCACCCCAAAAATTTTCTAACCCGTAACATTTGGCGAAAAAAAATACTCTGGATGGCGGTTTTTTTAACTTATTTTCACTTTTATTGACTTGCCGCTCTTGTAATTAGGCCCAATGGGCCTATATAACATGTATAGGGCAATGGAGCCCACTAACGGCTAGGAGGCCAACATGAATATCAACGAACTCATCGACTACTTAAACGAATTGCCATCTTCTGGCTTCGCTCTGCATTGCTACGACGAAGACGATGACCTTAACGTCGATGGTGATTTTGACACCGCCGCATCACCGTTCACACGCAACGATGGCGGTCGCGCCGCGTCAGGTCGCAAAGGCAGCGCCGGCGATTGCGGCGTGCGCGCAATGGCCATCGCCCTGGGGCGCGACTATGACGAATGCTACAAAGAGTTGGCCCAGGCTAACAAAGACGCCGGTAAAGCCAAATCAATGCGCCGTGGCATTATGAAATCAGACTTTGAAAAAGTGCTGGCACGCTACGGCTGGGTATGGTGCCCAGCACCTAAGTTTGACGGGCGCAAGGCGC